ATGCTGCGAACTGTGCGGATCTATCCCTAAAAAGGGAAAACCACTTCATGTTGACCACATTATGCCGCGCTCAAAGTTTCCGAAACTTGCGACTGAGCCGACCAATTTGCAGGTTCTTTGTGAAGATTGCAATCTCGGAAAAAGCAACAAAGACAAAACCGACTGGCGTTATCGGATATTATCCGACTGATTTAAAAGGCAAAACATTAGACAGCGCCGCAATCTCTTTACGGGCCTGAGCCTCTTCGTAAGACTGGCCAAGCATGATAGCTGTTTTCAACTTGCGTTCGGCAATCTGTAGTGGTGTCAGTGTGGTTTGCTCAACCTTGGCAGTCCCTGCCCTGTCAGAACGGCGGCACCAATTGCGCCATGTGGCCAGCCAGTCGCTTTTTACGCCCTTGGCACCAGAACATCCCGCCCAATAGTCAATGAAGGCCAGAGCCTCTTGACGGGCATCCGCAAGCTTCCATCCGCGCTCACCTATCGCCCAGTTAATCCAGTCGTCAGGTATAGCAAAATCAGCCCCTAGTCGCGTTCCTGTGACTGCCTCGCGCTTCTCTGCCTTAGGCATGGCGTTGTTTGCTTTCAACGCGGCGATTATCGATTCGACGTGGCGGCGTTCCAATCCTGCAAATTCTGCAAAGGCATCTATGTGAAAACTGGCCTTCATTGATTGCATGGCATGCCAGCAATGATAGACATGAGGCGTCTTAACCTTGGCTTGGCGCGAAATGATTGTCAGGCGCGGGTCAAACGGTGTCATCTGTTCCGCCCGTATAAATAATAGCGGATTGTTGTGTGGTCGCGGTCTAGGATGCGCGCCGTCTCACAAAGCGATTTGCCTTGGCGTATGAAATGCTCTGCACAGGCTTTGCGCGCTTGGGTGACAATGCCCTGCGGACCACGGCGGCGCAAAATATCATGCCGCGTCAATCCGTGGCGCAATGCTATTAGGCCGATGTCGGCTAAGTTTCTTTCGCGGGGCGTCATATTGTCACCACAACCTTCCCGCCCTTAAACACCGAGCCACGGCGTAGCGTGTATTCAAAGCGGCAATCGTCAACGCCAATAACCTCAGCTATCGCGTCCACAGCCTGCTTTGACATGGCCAGTAGATTGTCTAGGTCGCGGCGGCGGTTGTCAGGCGCGCAGAAACGCATATCCAGCATGATAGGCCCATTGTGGCTAACCGACTGCCCTCTTGCGTCACGTAGGGCGCATATCAGGCTGTCAGAGCGATATTGACGGGCGGCACGCGCCTTGCCATGGTAATCGCCTTGATGCGACGCATTTGGGCGCAAGCGTGAAGGCGGCCAAGGTAGTTCTATTTGCATAGCCGATACCCACTGCCCGCCTTATGCGAGTTGTTTGTTTCTATGGGAACGCCAGCGCCGCGCATGCGGTTTATCTGAACGCGTATGCCTATAGGATCCCTGCCCGGTATGATTGCGACGGCGAGTTCCTTGCCCTGCACCCACTTCTTTTTGCGGGCGCGCAGATAGTTGAATATTTTTTGCTGTGTCGGCGTCATCGCAGCGCCTTTCCTGTTAGAATAGCCAATGGTAGGGATAGGGTGAACCAAGTGATTATGAGGGTCATCGCAAAACCTTTGGAATAGGCCGTCCCATATCCCGGCACATTTCCCGCGCCTTGGCACGTATGCGCTCACGTTCCGTTAGAACGCGGTGGCGGGTTAGATAACGGGCGGCGATTGATGCTGCCATCTGGCGAAGGTGTTTCATGCTGCCCACCCCATGATTGTCGTGTGATGCTTGCCAACTAATCGGCCTATTTTCGGATATGAATAACCATTATCCCGAAAGTGCATTACAATGCTTTTGCGGGCAAGCTTTATCGATGCCGATTGCTTACGATGATGCCTGAAAATATCATCCTGACTTACCCCATGACTTTGTGCGATGTCTGCAATGACCATCATGCTACGCTCCCTAGCTGTCATGCTGCGATGTCAAACATATCAACGGATGATTTTTCAGCTTCCTGCAAATTGCGGTTGGCCTGTTCGGCATATTCTGGCTTCAATTCAAACCCCAGATATTTGCGCCGCATTTTAATGGCCTCATATCCCGTCGAGCCGATACCGTTGAACGGGTCCATAACTACGTCACCCGGCTTTGTGTAAAGCTTCAAACAACGCTTGATAGTGTCGAGTTGCAACGGGCATACATGGCGTTCATCGCCCGCGCCCTTCATGCGGTTTAGAACATTTCCCTGTTGAATATCCATCCACACCGGCGAGGCAATTTTCTGCCAATCATAAACGTCAAACTTGGCGTCTTCTATCAGTTCGGCCAAAATATCATCGGGCGGAATGTAACTAACCAACCCCTGCCGTTGCATGTATTCCAGATTTTCACGCGCAATCTTTAGCGCTGTTTTGCCATCGGTCGGCGCGGCATGGGAAACAGATTCTAGATTTTCGCCATCCTTGCGAAAGAACAACATATAATCTGGCATGCCGACGCGGTTCATTACACTGTCTTTGCGGATTTGCTTATACAACAACCCCAGTGCCTTTGTGCGCTGCATTTCGACTACCGGATCTTTCCATATCGTGCATCGGCCATGATAGATTAGGCCAGCCTCTTGATGCGCTTTAACCAAATCTCCGCTAAAATCCTGCAAACCGATTGCGCCATGCTTGCCTTTTCGCATTGGCAAATCAGTGCAATGAACGCATACAATACGCCCAGTCCGCATTACGCGGGTCAACGCTTGAGCGAAAAACCGATATTGCTCTAAGAATTTTTCACCCTCACCGGCATTGCCAATATCGCGCTCGCTATCCGAGTATACAAACAAGTCGCCAAAGGGCGGCGAGAAAATAGCGCAATCAACGCTTTCGGCTGGCATAGCCGCCATGCCCTCTACACAGTCGCTATTGTGGATAGCCCATCCATTGCCTTGAAATTCTGGATGTTTCATATTATGATCGCCTTTCCTGAATCCATTCGGGGAACGCAAGGTCAATCGGGCGGTCATATTTCACTCTGGTTGCCGATTGACTTTGCGCTTTACTCATTGCCGACGCCATGCGCCGTTTCATCTCTTCGTGATTGCGGGACTTCATGTTTACAGTGTCCCAAACTGTATGCTCGGTATCTGAAATAACAATATCGTTCCGCACCCTTTCGGTCTGGCCAAAACGATGCGAGCGGCGGGCCGCTTGATAATGTTGCTCATAACTAAATGATATGCTGGCAAATACGGCATGGGCGCAATGCTGCCAGTTGACGCCAAATCCTGCCAGCTTAGGCTTGCATACAATGGCGCGATACTTGCCATCGGCAAAACCCAAAAGACGGCGCTCTTTTTCGTCCGGGTCAAGTGCGCCATGCACTTCGATTGCACCATCAACCATCTTTGAGAGTAATGCGCTTTCGTCGTTAGTCTCGCACCATACAGTCACCGGCTTATCATGGTTTGCCAGCGATGCAGCAAGATCGCAACGGTCCTGAATTGTGATGCGCTTTTCTTTGTGGAATGAAGTTGCTGACATTTCAGGAATAGCAAACAACATGCCTTCATCTGGACTTATGGATATGTCGCGCCGGACCATATGAATGCGCCGGTCAATCTCTGGCAAGATATACCCGGCATCGTCGCCGCCAAGGTCACTAGGCAATGTTGCACAACGCGACCAGCTTGCAACCCACTGCCAAAAATCATCGATAGCATGGCCTTTCAAGCGCCAGTCTTGCGATGCCGTGGACGTATCGTTGATAAACCATTTAGACAGCATTTCCTGTTGCCGCATAACGCCCATAAATTCGGCGTGGTTGCCTAATTCTGTGTGATCGTTAGGGCTTGGGGTTGCTGTTGCTGCCAGCCGATATTCGGTATCGCAAAAGGCATCGGTTAGCCTTGTGCGGGTCTGTCCGGCAAAACTTTTAAGGATGCTGCTTTCATCGAGAACAACTGCGCCAAAGCATGAAGGGTCAAGTTTCTGCAATCGCTCATAATTGGCAACCATAATGCCGTGCCCAACTTCGGATTGCTCCCTAATCTGGCGCGCATCAATGTTGAATTTCTGCCCTTCCCTCACCATCTGCGCGGCAACCGCGAGAGGCGTCAGAATAAGCGATGGCTTACCGGTTTCCTCTGCACATTGCTTGGAAAATTCCAATTCACAAAGGCTTTTGCCTAGCCCTGTTTCCAGAAACAATGCAGCACGGCCCTTGTTCAAGGCGTAATCGACGGCGACACGCTGATGATGCTTCATTACATCGGGCATGGGATTAGGTTCAAATCCCCATCGCATTGACGCACCGGCCTTGGCAGCAATATATGCGCGATATTCGTCGAGATTAACGCTCACCGCTTCACATCCCAAAGGCTGTCAATATAAGACTTAGTTTTCGGATCAGTTTCCGTTTCCTCTGGTACGTCGAACGGGTCAATAACCGTTGACTTGGCCAGCCAGAACGCAGTGGCGATAGCGCCTACTGCAAAGCCAGACAGGATTGCTAGGGATGCTTGGATTGTCATATTGCCTCCAAAGGAATGAATTGCAGGGGAACGCGAAGCTCTGCCATGTCTAGGCGAGTGATGAGATAAGCGGCGACGGGAGAACAGGGGACGTCACCATTTTTTATGGCTTCCATTTTCATTAACTGAAATGACAGCCTCTTTCTAACCGCCATCCCAAAACATTTCCCACAATACAGTGTGACTGGTTTCCCATTTAACTTTCCCTGCGCCATCCATGCCTTTTGCGTTTTCGTCCAAAAAACTCCAACAATGCCGCTGAACTTTGATGGTTTGTGGCGTTGATTATTATTTTGTTGCGTTGGTGTTGCCCAACGGCAATTTTCAGGACTATAGGGGCCATCATTGTCGATGCGGTCAATGCTATGGCCTTCGGGCCGAGGCCCCATATCAAAATAAAATGCATCGTAGTCCTGTAGCCATCGGTCGCAAACAACAATTCCGCGACCACCATAATATTTATATTTTGGTGATTTAGGGTTATAGCATCGGCGCCTCATACCCCTCCATGCCGCGTATTCTGGAAATTCCTTTCCTTTGCTTTTTCTTGGGGCTGGCGTAATAAAAGGCACCGCCGAAGCGATGCAAGGTAAGCGCGTTTCGGAGCGCTTAGGGAGTGTCATGCCGTCAGCTCTACAAGAGCGCACTCAAGCTTGCCAATTGTAGGCAATGTCGGTGCGATGCCATCTTTCTTGTAGCGGTAGGCAATTGTTGGTGATACGCCAGCCCTCTTACACAAAGCGGATAGCTCTATGCGGCTGTCTAGAGCGTTTTTGGCAACATTGGCCATAAGTGTTTTTCTATCCATAGCAGCTATATTGCATAGATAAAATGTGAGTGCAATAGATAAAATGTGTTATTTTGTGATTGACACCGCAAAAACCCGCGCCTAATGATATGTCATTAACAAACGAGGACGATATGACAGCCACCATCCTTCAAGACCGCGCAATGGACCGTTCGGAATACGAACTATCCCGCTGGCACCTATCCCCCGCTGCACAATATGCGCTTGGCGTTATTGCTGCCGACTATGCCGCTAAAGGCGACTTCGATGCAGGCCCGCTTGATGAAATACGCGAGGAAGCAATCACCGAAGCTTGGTGTGATTTTGACGGGTACGAGAGCTATTGGGACGATACTGTCCTGCCCCGTGCAAAGAGCGTTGATGATGTAATCGACGCAGCGCTTGCTCCGATGGAGTTGGTGGCATGAGCGCGGCAATTCCTTATCAATTGCGTAAGGCTCGCATTTTTCACTTTTGTCAGGGCGGCTCGTGGACACCTTCTTGCGGTCGGAAAATTGAGGCTGGCGAGCAATACGCTTCATTTCATCGCGCGGGATTGAGCGCATTTGCAGTTTGCAAAGATTGCGTAGCGATAGCCCTAGCCATGCTTGAAGCCCGCCAACCAAAGGAAGGGGGAGAGGCATGACGCAGCTTCCAGAAAAACCCGCCGCCGTTGCTCATGTGTCTGACCAGCATTGGGAGGTTGCACTTGATACTGCGGCGCATAAAAATCACGTCAAAGATTGGTGGCAGGTTGCTGCTGATTTCCACCCTGATTGCAAACGAGCCGTAGTTGACCACGCCCGTTGTCTAATCCTGCTTGGCGAAGTGCCGGAGCCTTTGGACCCGATTGATGCGGCGATTTATGCTCTCTTTGAAGAGCGCACTGGCGCGGATTCAAGGGGTGATAGCGCTTGGCATAAAGCTAGGCGGGATGCGTTCGGCACCCAATGCCGCAAGCACTTTGCTGGCCTGACTTTCCCAAAGGAAGGGTCAACATTATGACAGATACACTCGAACAGCGGTTGCGGGCGCTAACGGTAACTTGCAACGGCAGGGGCTTAGACCCAAGCCAGCATCACCTAACCAATCCAGACGGACCCGAAGCAGCCGCCCTTATCCGCGATATGCGAGAGGCTTTGCAACAAGTGCGCGCCGACGAAATGCAAGTGATTGAGGGCTACGAACACAATGGACCTCAATTCACAAATCCATTTACGGACAGCGAATATTTCACCGCTGGCTACGTGATTGAGGCTGCACAAGAGCGAATTGCAATCATCGACGCTGTTCTCGCCTCGCAAAAAATCGGGTTAGGCGAGAGCCTTCACCACGTCGCCAGCTTCAACCTTTTTATTGAACATGATGGCAAGCTTTACGCGACTGTGAGCGGCGGCGACGATGAAGCAATCAACCGTGTCGGGGAGATATTGGAACTAGAGGCCATCGGCACACCGAGCGACCGCGCCCTAAAACTTCTGGCGCTTGCGGAGAACCTGAAATGAGCCGGTCGCAATTCCGCATAGCGCTTTTAGACGCCACCCTGTTTGCTGGCATTGTAATGCTGGTTCTGTGGATAGCGGGTGCTGCGGAGTTACGCCCATGACCCCCCGCCACGCAACAGGCCTTGATAAAAGCCTGCCTCACCTGTCGAGCTACCTTAGCGACCGCCGCGAACGTGACCGCGTGAACGCTGAAATAGCTCATAACCGTGCGCTTGTGCAGTCTGCAATCGATGCTGGCATGGAGCCTCACAATCAACGTCAACGCGCCGCTTGGGCGATGGAGAAACGCAATGCTTGATATATTTTTAGACATCGAAACCATTCCCAACCAGTCGCCTGAATATCGGGCAGCGGTGAGGGAATCCATCAAGCCACCGGCGCAATTCAAAAAGCCGGATAGCATCGCGCAATGGCTGGCAGAGAACGCGGAAACCGCAACAGATGAAGCGATTGCCAAAACCAGCTTTGACCCTGCTTATGGGCATATTGCCTGCATAGGGTGGGCGGTTGGTGATGATGAAGTTTCAAACATCACCTTTGCGGACACGGCTCTTGAAAAGCAATGCCTTGAAGTCTTTTTTGACAGCATAGCCACATCTTGCGGCGTCCATATGGCGCGCTGGATTGGCCACTACATTAGCGGCTTTGACCTGCGCTTTTTACTCAATCGGGCGATTGTCCTTGGCGTTCAATTGCCGTCCAAACTGATATTGCCCCGCGACATAAAGCCTTGGAGTGACCAAGTATTTGACACCATGACCGCATGGGCTGGGGCAAAGGGAACTATCAGCCAAGACAATCTTGCAAAGGCGCTTGGGCTATCCGGCAAGGGTGACTTTGACGGCTCTATGGTTGCCGAAGCTTGGGCCAATGGCGAACACGCAAAGATTGCCGATTATTGCAAAAACGATGTTGAAACCGTGCGCGCAATCTATCAGCGCTTTGAATCAGTAGGATATTGATAATGTTGCCATTGGATAAAATTAGAGCAGAAGGCTTTAACGACGGAATCGAAGCTGCGGCCAAAGTTGCCGACCCACCATTTATGCACCGCAAGGGAAAGCCCGGCATGTGGCGGCTTCGCAGGAAAAAGATTGCCGATGATATTAGGGCTTGCAAAGTCGAGTTTGAAGGCGCATAAAGATGACGCGATACCTACTTCGACTAGATACCGCGTCTGGCTTCTCAATAATGCCAAGCCAGACAAATTGCAACCCGGTTATGCGCGTTGGCGCTTTGCCCGAGGTCGAAGCTAAAAAAGCTGCCTTGGGCCGGTGTATTGCAAGCCAAGTTAATTCTGGCGAAAACACTCCCGCAAAAAGATTGACCTCCTTTAATTGGTCGAAAATCATGGGGGTTTTAGACCCGCCCCTTGGGAAGCTTAATTGGATAGCAACTCAGATATACGCGCCTTTATGTCACAAGCCGGTAACGGTGAACTGGACCTCGCAGGACAATTCGGAGGGGACGCAAGTTGGCACCTTGTTAAAAGTGCGGCGCGGTAAACATGATTTGAGACGTGCCAATCGTCACGACGGCCCAGAGCCTATAGCGTGACGGATACGGGTCTCGGGTTGTGCCTGAAACTTGCATAAGCCAGAAGAATAGGAATTAGAGATGACTGACATCGAAGAATTCATGATTGACAACAACGTCACGCAGCTAACCCGCATTTGGGAGATGGACGGCGACGGCCTGCAAATCACAACAGGATGGTCAGTTGTAAAGGGCAACGACCGCTATTTCGGCGCAAGCATTTTGGAAGCATTGGAAAAAGCGCGATGATAACCGACACACAAAAGAAGGCACTCGAAGCCCCGCTAGACCCGAAGAACGTTGTCAAGCCGACCGGCCAATATGGCCCCAAGGGTGACTATATCGAAGGCTGGCTGGCAATCAATGAAGCCAACCGCATCTTTGGCTTTGATGGGTGGTCCTACACGACCGAACTGCAAAAGGTCTGCGAAGCCACGAACGAAAAGGGCAACATTGAAATCAGCTATATCTGCAAATGCACTGTCAACGCCCTTGGGGTTGAACGGCAAGATATAGGCTATGGCAGCGGTGCGGCAAAGAAGGCTGGCGACGCCCATGAAGGCGCGGTCAAAGAGGCTGTCACTGATGCCTTAAAGCGATGTTTGCGGACATATGGCAACGTCTTTGGGCTGGCGCTGTATGACAAGAGCCGCGCCAATGTCGGAGCACCTGAAACCGAATATATCAGCGACGAACAGCGCACCGAATTGCAGGCCATGATTGAAGGCTACGGCCTCAACATCATCGACGTTTGCCGCGCTGGCAAAATCGACAGCCTCAAGGACATCCACGCCGCAAACTTTGAAAAGACAAAGGCGTGGCTCAACCGTCAACACGACAAGAAAATGAAGGAAGAAGCATAATGGCCGGTAGCGTCAATAAAGTTATAATCGTCGGCAACCTCGGAGCCGATCCGGAAGTCAAATCCTTCCAAAATGGCGGGCGCATTGCGAACCTTCGCGTTGCCACGTCAGAGGATTGGAAAGACAAAACGACCGGCGAGAAAAAGGAACGCACGGAATGGCATCAGATTGTCCTATCGACTGACGGCCTTGTGGGCGTTGCCGAGCGCTATCTGAAAAAGGGCGCCAAGGTCTATATCGAAGGCCAGCTATCGACGCGCAAATGGCAGGATGCTTCGGGCAACGACCGCTATTCGACTGATGTTCGTGTAGGCGGATTTGACGGCAAACTTGTCATGCTGGACGGCGCGAAGTCTGACACTGGCAACGGCGGTGGCGGGTATAAGGCACCGGCAACAGGTGGTGACTTCGATGATGATCTGGACGGGGATAATGTACCTTTTGCCAGCAATGACGTTCGCTATGAGCGCCGTGTGTTCTGATGAAGCTCGCTCCGCACAAATCTATTCGGGAAAGATACCACCCTACGCCAAACAAGGCAGAGAAAGCACACCATCTGCGCTTGCTGGAACTGCCCTGCATCGGCTGCGGAATAGAGCCGTGCGGCATAGTGCATCACGTTCTAGGCCATGACGCAATCAAGAGGTGGCGTCGTGATCATCGCATAGTCGTTCCGGTCTGCCATCACTGCCACACGGATATTCACCGTGGCGAGGCAATGTGGGAGGAAGCGCATGGGCTTTGCTTTGGCGAGATAGCCGCCGATGAACTGTTTGTGAGTAAGGCAATGGGGCTGATATGACTGACTGGAAAGAATATGAACCGGACGTCGCGCCTGACACTTGGATTGAAGTCAAGGGCAGGTATGGCGATATTTACGGGCCTTTGCCGTTCGCGCTTTTTGCTCCCGATGCATGGGATGGTGAAATGTTTCATGCCGCCCACGACCTCGTTGCATGGCGGGCGGTAAACCGTGGCTGACCGCGCCACCTATAGGCTCATCAATGATGTTGTCCGCATGAACGCTGCCAGAGCCGCACAAACGGCACCCGCTGGCTATGTGTGCGAGATACGCCCCGAAACGCGACGGGATAGGCAAAACAGGCTTCTATGGCCGCTAATAGCCGATATTCGGGAGCAATGCGATCCGGAAGGCGTCTGGACATCTGACCAATGGAAACTGCGGTTTATGAACGAACTCGATAACGAAATGTCGATGCTCCCATGCCTTTACGGCGGCGGCTCGTTCGTTGTCGGGCAACGGTCATCGCAATTGAGCGTCCAGATGTTCGCCAATCTTATCGAGGTAATTTTTCGTTACGGCGCTGAAAAGGGCGTCAAGTGGTCGCGTAAGTCCGAAGAAACGCGGGCGGAAGCTTCCTGAGCGGCCAAATCGCGATTTTCGCGCTCATCGGTGGTTTTGGGCTCTGGATTGGAAGCAAACCGTTCCGCAGCAAACGGGATGCCAGCTCTCTCAGTTTCGATTTGTTCTGTGCGCTTGCTATGATCGTTGGCGGCGGCTGCCTGATACTCGCGATAATGGGCATCGCCTAAAGCTAACCAAGCAAGTGCTAGACATCCGATAAGTGTAGAGATGAGGCTCCTATCGCTGTTAAACATTGCAGTAGAAACGCAGCCGTAAAGCCGCCCCAACAAACTTGCCAATAAAACCCAAATGATTTGTGAGATTTGGGTCGGGTTGTCCCGTTAGAGGATTTTCACCCTTTGGAACGATTTCAGCGGGCGGCTTCTCGATTGGGACTTTCTGTAAGTCACCAATCGAAACATTCTCAGATGCCTTTTGCCCCCCGCGCGCCACTATTAGCCGCGCGCCAGTTCAAGAAAGTGTTCTCGTATATCTTCATCGGGGATATACTGCCTACCAGCTTCGCGCGCTTTGCTCCAAGGGGTGTTTGGCGCGTGAGTCAATGCGGACAACTGCGCGCCTGAGAAACCCTTGTAACGCTCCCAAACCGCCTTAAACACTTCATAAAATTTTTCGTCAGAAGCAGCGACAACTAAAGCCTTCGGCTCGCCAGTTTGCGGCTCAATATCCTCCGCATAATCTGTTATGCGGTTCCAGCGATATTTTTTGAATTTCTGGTATAGCGACGACAGCACTGGCCCATTCGGCCATGCCTCAAACTGTTCCCCAACCACTGGACAGCCAGTGGTAGCTAGATACCAGCCATGTAAATTATACACCAACTTTTGAATTTTTAACGGGTCAACATCGTGCACACCGTCATTCTTAGCCTGCAGAATAAACGTATTCGCAACCCAAGAAGGCTTGTAGACATAGATTGGGGTAGGATCGGTCATTGGCGGGGCGGCTCCTAGCGAACATATAGTGACTCTTGCTGAATCCGTCAACGTCCGCACGTGCCAATGGCCCTAAAACACCACCAGCACAACCCGCAAAGCTATCCCAACGCCCACCGCTTCGGAAACCCTTCAACCACGACCACGCCCTTGCCAACCCGCCGCTTCAACGATTGCCGCAAGCTACAGGCAACGTTCCTAGCGGTCTGTAGATCGTAAGCGATGCCAGCGCGTTCCATTGTCGCTACAGCCAGTTCGTGCGTTGTGAGAGGCCTATCGGCTTCCTTCATGGTTTGTATTGCCAGCCTTATCCCATAGCCATTTGAGCGCCACCGGATTGCCTTGTTTGGCATGATGGGAGCAATGCCCGATACGTCATAGTCATCGCGGAATAGCCTGATCGTAGCTTCAACGTGCGCCATGCTCTTACGTAGCTTGCGCGCTTCGTTGCTGTGGCGGTCTAGGTGGCCCTTCAACTCTGCATACTTGCGATTGAGGGCGGTTATTACGTGTGTTTCAGCCATGCCACGGCTTACGGATTCCGGGCGTTTTTAGCTAGATTAGGCTTCCTGTAACTGATACATAATGCTGCTAAAATGCTGCACTCAATTGCTGATAGCGCCGTTACGCCTGCAAAGGAACAAGTGGCATGACCGCCCTACGCTATGCCAGCAAAGGCAACAGTGACCCGTATCGCCAAGGCTATCAACGAAAGCAGCGCGTGGCAGGGCCTATACAGCCAATGGAACGGGCGTCTTTGCTACGGCGGGTTTTGTCGCAAAAATATAGTTGACACATTAGCGCAGTGGCGTATTATTCGGGCATAGGAGAATTTATGACCCCGCGTGATTTTGGCAAGCCCGATGAAATAGCTCTACACGATGCCTTGAAAGCAAGGGGCAGGGAAAGCCGGGAGCAAGCTGCACGGATTGTCCGTAGGTGGCGGAAGCGGATGGAGCGCAGTGCATGATTTACCAGTCACTTCTGAAGCGTTGCCACCCAAGCAATAACCACACAAACTCGCCAGTTTCGATTGAGCGATTGCCGAAACAGGCAATGAACACCGGGGAATATTCGCTGATGTTTGCACCCAAGTTACCGCAGGGAGAATTTTGATGGGATATGATTTCACAAAAGCCGTAGCAAACTTGGCTAATGGATGCCGTTTGCGGCGAGATGGCAGCGATGGTTGGGAAATGGTCATGCCGATGTTGCAGCCGGATGGTGCAACCATTGACCGCCTAATGCGTGAAGGGTGGGTAGAGATGATGCCCAATGGCGGCACAGCGAAACTGAGCGATGCCGGATTGAAAGCATATCTGCGCGCAACCGACGAAATGGGAAGTGGTGCGCTGGAAATGACGCCCATGACCACCCACCCCAATAACCACGCAATAGAGGAAGGAAAAGGGAAGTGACGCAAATTCTAGTAACGAAGGAAGGCGTCATAACCAAGGCGGATAAGACTAAATTGCGGCGCGCTGGGGTTGTTACCGTCGAAGCCAATGATCCGTCTATGGTCAAACTAATCCAGCCTGCTGGCTCAGTGCGGGGGTGGTGCGGGCTACATCGCGCAAGAATTGAGCATGAAGCCTCATATGCGAGGGCGATGAAAACTTCTCGGCGTGAGTTTCGATGCACTCTGCGATGTATCTCATGCGCTGCTCTGGTGTTTCCGCCTGCGTCACAGGCTCAATCTGTTGTGTCATTTGCTTTCCTTTTCTTGCAGCCAAACTTGGAGCGATCCGCCTTTTTCCGGCGCAATCCGCAACATACCAATCTCGATTGCCGACATTTTACCGTCTGCTATTATCGGCTCTGCACCGGCAGCGCGTAACAGCTTTTCGATGTCGCTGAGTTCTTTGACAGTGTTATATGTCGGCATTGCTTTGCCCCTGATTAGATAGATGGAATGCCTCGCAAGTCGATCCATGCTTTGTGTAGCCCTCGAAATTGCGGCGGGTGCATCCCATGACGTCGGGGCCGTAACGCTCGATTTCATCCGTCCTTGCGTCAAAGCGATGGCCTTGACTGCAATGCTCGCAAGTGCGCGGTATTGCTTCCCCCGCCTCCTTCAATCTCTGGATAAGAGCTTTATTCTGTGTCATGATGCCTCCTTATTGGCAAATCCCTGCGGGACCGCGTTGTTGCCTTCGGTCAAGCCGCTGTCGCGTCTTTCTGGCTTCGCCACTTCCATCGCTTTTGCTGGGTCGCCAAACATTCGAATAATTCCATCTTTGAATGACGGCTTTGGCGGTGGCTGTCCGTATATGTCAGCGTGTAACATTGGTCGCGTCATGGGCAGGCGCTTCCCTAAGATACTGATTATTTCACGGACACACTCGGCTTCCTGAACGGTATGTATCGTTGCTGACACGTGCAATTCATCGCCCTCCATGGAGATAGTCATATCTTTAGGTCCAACCCCGTTGACGCTTTTGCCCATGCCCGCCGCATAGTCCCAAATCCAAGATTTAGTCATGAGGAGCCTCCGGTGCTTCTTGCCATCGGGTCGCCTTAATCCAAGGCCCTTCCCATGTGCCGCCGACAAGCGACCAAGCGCCATCTATCGCGTCCCAATAGCCAGTTGCACGAACACTCTCACTTATGTCGCCGTAAAGCTGGCGTCTGTCGGGCAGCACGTCCAGCGGGCCGTACAGCATGATAACACGGTTTCGCGGTGCTGTTGAAATGTCCTGCCACGCGCTAGGGATACCGGCTATGCTCGAAACCGAAGGGTTCGACTGCGAAGCAGCGGTAGCCCGGTCCGCAGGAAGCGCCCTACCTCTATCATCATTCTGTGTCATGGGTGTTCCCATCTGTGCGGGTGGCCGGATAGCCATACATATCGATCAGATGCTGGCGTATCTCATCCTTGCTTTTCTGGTGCGGACTGCTCCAATCTTGCTGGCCATAAACAAACGAAACGCGCTGCTCGAATTTCTCCTGCGGCGACATAACGTGGCCCCGCACACGGTCTAAAGCGGCGCGCAGTTCATCGCTCACCCCTGCCATCAAATTTCTCCTTCCTCTATTGCGTGGTTATTGGGGTGGGTGGCGCGATATATTCGGCATTGCGTGACTTGCCGAATGTCCACGGCGTCGGGAATATCTGGCCCCGCCATTTGTCCATCCAGTCATTAAGCAGTGCCTGCAAACGGACACGAGCAAAATTGCGATTATCATTGTGATCAGAACCCCCATGAGTGTAATTGCATTTTAAGTCGAGCCAGATTGACCAAGCCCTTCGATGGCGGTTTTA